CTCTAATAATTTTACTTTCATAAATTTCTAAACTCTGATGGTAATCCTATCATTGGTCTGCCATCATATATATTATTTTTATTACTTTTTGTCAATCTATTATAGTGTAGGAAAACTTGAGTACAATTATTTCCTTTAAATTTATTTCTCCAATGTTCTAATTCACAACCATAATAAAACAACATGTCTCCTGGTTGTAAATTAACTTTTATTTCTTTTTTGTCTTTAAGATATATTGGCCAAATCTCACCACCTAGATTAAGTGTTACAGATAATTCACAACTAAATCTATCTTTGTGTTTTTTTAAAACGTCACCTTTTTTATATATTCTTGCATAAGAATATGCAGGTTGTAATTTGAATTTTAATAATCTTTCAAGTTTTTTTTGACATTTAAGTAATAAAGTTTCCATTACTAAATCGGCGTAATGTGAATATGTATTAGGTACTTGTGCATCGGATAAAGTACCAAACATAGTTACATTGTTAGGAATAAAATTTTTATCCCACAAGTAGTAAACAACTTGTCTTTTTATATTAAAATAGTTAAAACAAAACTCGGCTAGATCTTTTGATATAGCGTTTTTAAGTATTTTATATTTTATTGCCACGGATAACCTAAACCCCAAATTACTAAAGAGTATCTTACTCCTTTTGTTACAGGCGTAACTTTATGGTATTGATGTGATGGAAAAATAACCATACTTCCTTTTTTTCTTAATTCTTTAATTTTAATTACTTTATTTTTTTCTAATGGTGTGCTTAAGTCTAATAAAAAATCTCCACCTTCATATTCACTTGCATCGTTAAGAGATATAGAAGCAGATAGCTTTCTGATTTTGCCAGCAAAATTTTTATCTATATTTTGTGGATAAGGTATTGGATTGGAATCTGCATGCCAATCATAATGTTGTCCTTTTGCATAAACTGTAAATTGAACAGATTCATAAAAATTATAATTAAAATTCCAACCTGCATTGTGGTTTGCTACTTTAAAAAATTGATCAATTGTATTGTATATCCATTTGTTATTAAGAAAAGCAACATTAGAATCTCTTGTCTTCTTTAAATCCTTTTCCATCTTAGCAGTTATTTTTTTACCTTGATATTTGTTAATAACTCCTAAGCCAGGATTCTTTTTAATTCCTTCTTTAATTAATCTTTTTATAAAGGTATCTTTCAATGCTTTCTCAAAATACCAAAAATTATACTTCAATTGCATGGTACTTAATTATAGATGTTTAGGGTAGAAAGTAAAGACTAAATGGGATCCATTTCGTTTGTGGTTTTATTCCACATATATTCTGTCTCATCAGAAATTTTTTGACACTCGTATGTTTGTTGGCCTTCATTCCATCTGCATTGAAAACCTTCAGGTGCTGGATCTGGAAAAGGTGCTTCCCATTCAAATTCAGAATTTAAAACCCAACTTGCAAAAGGTTTTGGAGTTATAAAAACATCGTTTTCTGCATCGTAAGTACAACCAACTGATGCAAATTGTTTTCTTGTTCTATCTGTAAATGTTTGAACAAATTTATCTGCTGAAACACCAAATTCGTTTGCTAAAAAATCTTTACCATTTTGTTCTGATTGTGGAGTTCCTAAAATAGAATCATCCCAACGTGTGCAATTAACAACTACGTTATTATCATCAAGTTGTGTAAAAAAAACTGTAGCCATGATTATGCCTTCTGATATTGATATCTTACGATAACAACTCCTCCTTGACCTACAAATCCTGGTGAAGCAGCTGATCCTGCTCTACTTCCGCCTGTTCCAAAGTCACCTGTTGCTTGTGGTCCTGTCGGTCCTGGACTTGCTCCGCCTCCACCGCCAGAAAAGTTTTTTGATTGTCCATCAATTGATGATGGTAATGATGCGCCTCCAACTTTGGGTGAGCTACCGCCGGCACCATTTTTGCCGCCTCCGCCGCCTGCCCAACTCCAAGCATCTCCAGCTTGACCGCCTGGATTTCCAAAACCAGATTGACTTCCGCCACCTGGATTAGGTTTTCCTTGACCGCCTCCGCCTCCAGATCCTCCTGGAATTCCTTGTTGGTTTTGATTTCCTCCTCTTCCACCGCCATTTCCTGTTTGACCATAGAACGATGTTGAGCCTCCATTTGAACCTCTTCCGCCACCTGATCCTACGGATACAGGATAAGTTTGTACAGCAACGGGTTGTCCAGATTCAGTTTTACAACCGCCTCCGCCTCCTCCGCCGAGCATGGATTGGTTTCCATCATTTCCTGTTCCACCGCCACCTGCAGCTAAAAGATATTCTATTACATCATTCGCTGGATCAGTTGCTAATTGTGTAACTTCAAAAGTTCCGCCTGTAGTAAATGTGTGTACTTGAAAAGCTCCGTCTTGCGTAATAGTTCCGCCTGTAGCTAAAAGAAAGTTTTCACCACCACCGGCAAATCCAAATCCTCTTGCTGAACCTGCGGCTCTGGTTGAAAGTAAAGGCATTGTTTTTTATTTCCTCCTATTATGCAAACTGAGTCTGAGAAGCTAACGTTGTAAACGTAGCAGAACCAGTTTTAATAATTGTATAGCTGTATACATCAATCGAACTTGCATTACCGGCGTCAGGTGCTGATCCACCTTGCCACTCTGGTGTGACTGCACTGCCGTCAATAGTTACTGCACTATTGTAATAAGCAGAACCGCCTTGTGGTACCAAATGAGCGATAGTTATTGACTCACCTGTGTCCATGATTGAATCTAAAGAATTAGATCCATCACCTCTAATATTTAGAGTCCAGTTACCTGCAGCGTTTGAAGTATCGTTTAAAACTGCTTGAGTAAGCACATCATAGTTTACTGTGCCGGTAGCTGCAGAAGCGTTGTTTGTAACTTTTTCTGCAACACTTTGAATTTTACCTTGACCATTAAAAGTTGCTCTACCCACTCCTTTTGGAGTTATGTTCATATCAATATTACTATCACCGCCAGTGACTGCAATTTGAGGTGCACCACCTGTAGCTGCGTTTGTTAATTCAAATTCATTTACAGCTGAACCGGTTGTTTGGAAAACTAATTGTTCATTTCCGTTTTCGTCTTGAATATTGTGAGCGTCATCAATAATAATATTTTGACTATTTGTATCTAAGTCTGCTGAAAGTTGTGGTGAATAATCAGATGATAAATCTGTGAATGCTGTGTCGACAACGTTAGTACCATCAGAATAAATCATTTTAGTACCTTTATCGGCTGCTGCCCAAGTTACTCCAGTTCCTGAAGAAGTTTTAAAAGTTACCGTGTGAGATCCAGTAGTGGCATTGTCAACTACGAAAGTTTTTTCAATTCCATCTGGAATAGTTACGTTAACGGCTCCGCCGATTGTGCCTGTTAATTTTAATACTTGGTTTTTACCATTTGATAAGGCACCATTTGTAAAAGTTAAAGTGGCTCCAGTAGTAATAGCAACGGCATCATATCCACCAATTGCTTGTTCTAAAATTAATAAGTTGGTATTGGTAATTTGTCCCCAAGTTCCTGAATTTTCTCCAGTAGCTTGTACTGTAAGTTTTAAACTAGCTGATGTTGAATTCGCCATATTTTTATTCTCCGATTTACTTAATTTATTAAAATTTTGTTATAGTGTCAAACTATAATTATGCAGCATTGGTTGAAACTTCCTGCCAACCTGGAGGATCAACTGGTGCTGTGCCAGTATTAACTTCGTTCCAAATCAACACATTTGTAGCTGTTCCTAAGCTATTTGTCAATGCAAATCCTGTTGGGAATGTGTTTGCATCTCCTATTACTTCAGCAGGACCACTTAAAGTACCTGTTAATGTGAATCCTGTTACATCTACTGGAGTTAACGCTTCTAGTTCAGCGTTTCCTGTAGTAATAGCCATAGATAAATTGTTGGCTACATTGGTTACTGGAGCGTTAGCGTCTCCTATAATGTTAAAGTTATTTGGACCAAGTGTATTCGTTGTTTGAGCTAGAGCCGCGGCAACTGCATTTCCTGTTAAAGAAACATCTGGTGCTGGGTCTACTCCACTAAAGTTTTCTAGCATAGACATCGCTAGAGTTTCAGTTACACCATTACCCCAAGCAAAATTACCCCAAGCAGATTTGTATCCCCAATAACCAACAGAAGTGCTGGTTACTTCTACTATAGTGTTAGCATCAAGGTTAGCTGTACCTTGAGACATTGTAAGAGGGAAAGATGCAGGAGATACTATTTCAGGATCATATGACAACTGCATTCCTAACTCAAATCCAGTTGGTGTCGCTACAAAAAGAGAAAAGGCCTCTACATCGTTAAGAGATGAAGTTAAAGGTAGTCCGGTAAGAGTTAAATTAGAATCACCATTAAAAGTTATACCGCTTGATCCTTCAGCGGCTGTCATTGATAAATTAGTGTTGGTAATAGGAATTCTTAATCCAGAAGATCCCCATAACTCAGTTCCCCAAGTATCAGATCCCCATCCAGTATTTATTTCAGTAGTAGCTGTTACGGAATTTAAATTTGCAGAAAGCGCATTACTATTAGTAACTAATGTGCCAGCAATACCCCAACCATTTGCTCCCCAAGCTTGTCGGGACCATCCATCATTTATTTCACCTTCTTGAGTTCCGGTACCTAAAGTAACTGTAGCCGATAGGTTTGTATTATTAGGAGACACAGTTGCGTCACCTAACTCACCCCATTTAGCGTAACCCCAGGTTACCTGGCCCCATGCACCTGTACTCATAGGAGTTTACCTCCTATTAACCAGAGATTCTTAGAATCGCTGCTGTTGATGTTGGCGCTGGAAACTGAATTGTGAAAGTTCCTGATGTAG